GTCGGCAAACTCGCGCGCGCTCTGCGCCAGCTTTTCGCGCTCGCCGACCAAAGCGCCTTCGCGCGCGGCGAGTGCTGCAGCCTGGTCGTCAAAGCTCGCCTGCCGGCGTGTGACCTCGCTCACACGCGCCGCGCAGGCCTGCTCGCGCTCGACCAGAGCAGCCTCGCGCTGATCGAGCTCGCCGTGGCGCTCCTCGAGCGCCTGCGTGCGCTGCCTGTGCTCGGCCTCGGCGCTGGCGAGTGCCGCGGTGTTGGCCGCAACCCGCTCCTCCTCGGCCTGCAGTTCGGCCAGACGTATGCCCAAAGTGCCATCGGCACCTTTCAGCAGTGCGACGAGCTCGGCGAGCAGGGTCAGCGCCGCCAGTTGCGGCGACGCATCGCCACGCGATCCCATCATGGGTCCCTCCTTTAGGTGTTGGTGATGACGGCGACCTTCATGCCCGGCGTCACGCTGTAAAACCGCGTCTCATTGGCCGCCAGGCGCTGATTGCTCGTGGTTGCCGCTGGGTCTGTGCCAAAGGCAATCGAGCAGATCGCGTCGGTGTGGATCTGAACAAACCGGGTGGTGCCGCCAAAGGCGTTGCTGGCTGCCGACTGACCGGCGATCGCCACGGTCTGCTCGAGCGCCGGTGGCATGCTCGGCGCCATGATAGCCTGGCCAGACGCATCGACGCCGAGGTGGGTGACCTCGGTGACATACAAAGTCGACATGAAGGACTCCGAAAAATGAAAAAGGCCGCCCAGTGGCGGCCTTGCGGCGATTGGCGGGGAGGCTCAGCGCGTTCCGACTATGGTGCCGAACAGGCCGACGATCGTGGTGTCGACCGCGGCCGGCGCATAGCAGCGCAGCCGGTCGCCGGCCGGCACAGTGAACCCCGGCGATACCGAATAGCTGCCGGTGGTCGCGCTGGTGGCGATCGTCATCGTGCCGACCGTGGTCGGGGTGCCGGCGTGGATCGTCTGAAAGGTCAAGGTCACGGTGGCCCCCGGTGCGACCTCGCAGCCGGGTGTCGGGCTGGTCGCAAAATTCGCGGGAAAGGTCAGCGCGACCGGTGCCTGGACGTCAAAGATCTCGTAGTTGTTGTCCCACTCGTCGAGCACCATGTCGGAGAACTTGCCGCCGACCGAAAACGACTGGAACCAGCTGTTGGCGTTCTTTGCGCCGATGCCGGTCAGCGTATAGGTGTAGTACGGCACATCGGCGAGGGCTTGCACAGCGCCGCCATAGGTGTTGAATGCCGGAAACTTGAAGTAGAGCGTCTTGCCGACAAAGTTCGACGGGTATTGCTGCGAAAACGTCGTGGCGAGGATGCGGCCGAACTGCGTGCCCGCGGCGTGCGAGCCGATCGTCGTGTTGTAGACGCCGCGCCGGATATAGGTGCCGAGATTGTAGTTGTAGGCGGTCGTCAGAGTGGTGGCACTGTAGGCGATCAGCTCGCCGTCGCAATAGCACAGGGTCAGAAAATCATCGGCGTCCTGGGTCGTGCCGGCGATCAGCTGCGACCGGCTCATCGTCAGATCGACCGACAAGGTGTTGGTTGTGTCGGGATCGGCGCCCGATGGAAAAGTCGCGGTCAGGAGACCCTGGACGGCGCCGGCGAGGATCGTGCCGATCGGCGCATAAGTGGTGTTGTCGACGCTGACATAGACGGTGCAGCCGCCCCAATTGACGCTCGCCCCGCTGGCGATGATCCACACCAAGAGATCACCATTGGTGAGCGGAAACGGCGGCTCAAAGATGATCGGCGGGTTGGTAAAGCCGGGTGCTGCCGACAGCACCTGCGTCAGGCCGGTCCCCGTGCTCGTGGTCTGTCGCGGATAGATGAACGCGGTCGACACACCGCTCGGGGAGATCGGAGGTAATGCCATGTCAATACGGGTTGCTGCCGCAGATCGCCAGCGAGTCGCCGGAGATCAGCATGTCGCCGCCGGTGCCGTAATTGTTGCCGAAATAGTTCACACCCGGCTGGTTGGGGTTGTACGGGTCAGCCGGTGGAACGGCGTTTGTCTTGACGTGCTGATAATGCAGAAACAGGATCGGTGGTGAGCCGGTCGGGACCGAGCCAGTAGCGCCGAGATTGGCCGCTCGGCCGCCGGTGATGAATTTCGCGGGACCGCCGAGGTTGACCCCGGGGTCAAACCACAGATCCTGCATGCAGCCGTAAAAGGTTTCCTCGATGCCGAAGGTGTTGCCGCCGCCCGAGACAAACCAACCGGTCTGGGTCAAATAGCCGACATCGAAGCCACTGCTCGCCACCGAGTAGACGGCGGTCTCTTGCAAGACGCCGTTCCAATAGACGTTGGCCGTCAGCCCGCTCATGTCCCACGCGACAAACAAATTGTGCCAATTGCCGTCGGGCACGACGACATTCGGCAAGGTGACGATCTCGAGGTGCTGATCCGTATAGAGCCCGGTGCCGCGCCAGAAGAGTGTGAGGCTGCCGGTGCCGCCAAACCCATAGAGCGGTCCGGGGGTCGAGATCGGCATGCCGCTCGTAGAAATGACGATCGCAAAGGCCGGGTTGGCCGTGGTGTCAGGCAAGCCACCGATATTGGTCGAGCGGATCACGCATTGCGGGCTGAGAACTGGCATGTCCGCAAAGGCGCCCGGGTTGAGCCACACCGAGAAGGTTCCGGTTGGCGAGTTGCTGATGCCGGTCAAGCCCCCCGCTGCGAAACCGGTGGTTTGTAGAAACGTCAGAGCCGAGAAATTGACCGCGCCGGGGCCGCCTTGCGGCGGCGCCGCGGTGCCGGTTTGCACCTTCTCGGCCTCGACGGTCAGATCGCCATTGTCGTTTTCTTCGATCGAGAGAACCCGCACCGCTTCATTGACCAGGTAGGAGTCGCCGGCGCTGCCGGTCAACAGCACCAGGTCCATCGGCTCGAGCAGCGCCTTGTCCCAGCCGATCTGAAACTTGTACGGGGTGTTGCGGATGAATTGCGCGCGCTGCAGGATGAGCTGCGCCGAGACCTGCGCCGAGGTGGCGCTGGCAAAGCACTTGCCGGGCAATGAGTCGCCGATGCGCAATCCATACTGGTCGATCGCACCCTGGTCATAAACCGCCAGGATCGTCGAATTGTAGAAATTGGCGCGGTCGAGATATTCCATCGAATACCAATTGAACGCGTCGGCCGGGTTGGTCCGGGTGACGATGATTGGATCGTCCTGGCCGACCTCCGGCTCGGCTCCGTCCTGGTGCGGATGCCACGGCAGAAAATCCTTGTCGGTCAGCGAGTAGACCGGCACCAGGTTGGGTGTCCAGGTGGCCCCGTTGTTGCTCAGCGCCAAATCGCCATAGGGGATGATCTTTAAGAGTTCGCCAGAGCAGACGATCGCGCTGTTGAGCAGCCGGCACAGCCCTTCGAGCCATTGCGCGGCTTTCTGTTGGCCGTCGAGCGAGACCGAGATCAAGAAGCCTGCCGCCTGGCAATAATCGCCAAAGCTGGTGCCACTACCCGGCAGCAGATTGTCGAGATGTGCGGCCGGGAAATTGGCCCCATAGCGCGGGTTGGTCAGAAAATCGGTGATGACATTGCCGGGGTTGGCGTCGACCGGGAAGTTTGGCCCACCGGTGTTGTATTCGATGCCATTGATCTCAAAACTGAGATTGGGGATCGCCGGCGACTTGCCGAGATCCATTGGTGTGCCGGTGACATAGCAGGTGCCCGAGTAATTGATCCCTGAGCCGATGCCGGCAAAGGTCGGATCGGGCATCTGGCCGTCAGTGCCGATGTAAAAATTTAGCTGGTTGCCACTCGAACCCTTGCCGGCGCCGGACCCGGTCGCGCTAAACGCCTCGACCGCCGAATTGGCAAAGACGAGGTTGTTCGGATTAAAGGTGACCGGCCCCTGGCACAGCGCAAAGGCGACATCGACCGAGAAATCGCCGCCGCCTTTCTTGCTGCCCTTGCCTTTGCCACCGCCGCCGCCCTTGCCGCTCTGCACCGTGTTGGTGCCGCCGATCGGCAGGGGTCCCACCCCTTTGCCCTTCTTGCCGCCACCCGGCCCCATATAGTTGCCGAGTGCCACCAGATTGATCTGCTGGCGCACCGTGCCGTAGATCAGCGGCACCACCGAGCCGATCTGCGAGGTGTTGTAGCGCAGCGCGTTGACTGCCTGGTTTTGCCACGCATTGTTCTGCAGGAACGGCGTGGTCGTGCGAAACAGGCTCATGGCTTACAGCGCCGAGACAAATTTCACCGACCGGCCAAGCAGCCGGCCCTGCTCGCCATCGCCCCAGCACACCTCGCCGCGCTCGGCAAAGGCGTGGATCAGCCGCGGCCATTCGACGACGATCGCGCCGTGCGCGTAGACGCGGCCGTAGCGGAACAGCGCCACATCGCCCGCTTCGGGGTGCGCGACCGGGTGGCCGTATTGCAGCAGCCCCTCGAGATAGCTCTCGTCGTCGCGGTGGTGCATGTAGTCGGGCCGGTAGAATGGGATCGCGATATCGCCGATCAGCCCGACCGCGCGGTAGACGCCGTAGATCAGCCCGAGGCAGTCGACGCCGGCGCCCTTGACGGCTTGCATGTGGTGAAAGCGCGTGCCAATCCAGGTCTTGGCTTCGTCGATGATGGCCTGGCGGCGCGGATCGAGATCAGCCAACATTCCTCACTCCCCCGCAAGCCGAGCCGGTTCACTTCCCACCGGACTTCCTGGCAGTCTTCGAGATCTTTCCGGCAAAGAGGTTGCCGGCGGCCGCACTGCTGGTGCGGTACCGGGCGCGCAGCCCCTTGGGTCGACGCAGGACGGCTTGCGCCCTGCGCCGGATCCCGGCTTTTGCGCTCATTACGAGTAGGTTCCGGTGCCGAGCGACTGCAGGGTGGCGGCCGATAGCGTGGTCAAGGTCAGCAGGAAATCGCGCCAGGTGTTTTGCGCGATCGTCATCGTGCCGGTGAGGGTCCAGCCGGTGTTGGTGGTGATCGTCCAAACGTGGTTGGCGGAAGACTCGTTGACGACGCGCAACTTGTAGAGCTGGTTGGCCACCGCATTGGGGATCGCCGAGACCAGATTGGCGACGGTCGGCAATTGCGCATTGCTGTCGCCGCTCATGGTGCCGGTCATCGCCAGGGTGACGTCGAGCTGGCCGCCGGCGATGTTGGCCCCGGTCAGTGTCGTGCCGCCGGTCGAGGTGTTGGTGTTGTACGCGAAGTTCGTGGTGAAGGACGGCAGGTTCTTGATCTGCAACGTGCCGGCAACCGGACAGAACACATCGCCGAGAAAGCCGACCGGCAAGGTGACACCAGTGCCGCTGGCAAACCCGTTGACCGTCTCGCTGCCATTGCCAAAGAACTGGATCGGGTTCGCCGCATTGTTGGCGATAAAGCGCTTCTGCCCGGCCACCGACGCGGCACTCGGTTTGACCGAGTCGTAAGGCGCCGACGACGCGGTCGCCGTCGTGATGTTTGAGAACTCGTTGGTGAGCTGCGTCGCACTCGCCTGGCCGCCACCCGAAAACGCGGTCACCCCGGTCGAGGCCGAATGGGTCAACAGCCCGCTCAAGGTCAGACCGGCGATCGTCGCCGAGTTGGCGGTCGCGATCAGCGCGCCGATCGAGATCTGCAGCCATACCGCGGCCC